CGACATGGGACCCAATGTCCCGGAGACGCCCCAGACCGGGTTACGCATTCCATTCATTGTTGAGAAGAAGAAGCTGAAGGCCTTGAGCACCTTCATCAACCTGGCAGACGGGAAGTTTTACCCGTTGTCGCAGCGACGCGTGGATGGGATTCTCTATACCCCCGACACCTTCTCTGTGGCAGGGAGCACTGCTGTTGGGTCGCCCACGCTGTCGGGCTCGGGTATGTATCCCGAAACTCCGGGTGAGGGAATACAAAAGGCAGCCTCCTTGTGTTCTGTAGTAGGGCGCACTATCTCCCCTGCGCGTAAGGAAAAGATTGCAGCGGTAGTCTCCGCGGATCCCACATTGCTTCACGGCATCGAGCACAACGATGCGTTCCGGACGCACCTTGTTGGGTTTATGAAGGCTAAGTCTGCTAGCGCAAGTTCCATCGCCGCTTCAGTGAAGGCCAACCTGCCCACGGACGCTATCCTCCTCGAGAAGACTGCAGACGGTTACATGTTTACGTCTGCTTGTACCCGCGCGTACTTCCCGGATTCGAAGGAACTCACAGGCAAAGCCCAAACAGCACTTCCACCGGAGTTGCGCAAAGAGGCCGATGCTAAGGGGTACAGCATACGTATCCGCAACCTGGCTATGCCTCCCGAGGAAAGTAACCCTCCCCAGAAGGTGAAGACATCCGGTGCGTACAACATCCAAACTTCCTCAGCTCAAGTGGAGCCCGCGTTGGTGTTCACGCATGTGCGGGACCTGGACGGGAACGCTGTGGATGGTGTGTTGGTCAAAACTGCTTCGGGTTACGCGTACGCAGAGGAAGTATTCGGGACACCCACCGATAATGTGCCACCCACGCTTACTGATCTTACCTGGCAAGAGATGCCTCGAGGGGCAGGATTTTTCGTGAAGGAAGGTTCTGCTGGTGCAGTGGCTTCCGTTCCCGTCGATATCAAGTTCTACGAAGAATCGGACGGAACATATGCCCACTACGAGTCGGGAATGTCTTCCGGGAAAATTCATGTAACCGAGGGAGTCCCCCATGACGCAGGTGTGGTTAAGCTCGCCTCCGGTCTCTACGCAGCTAACCCGCGTACCCTGGTTAGCTTTATGCCCCTCGGCAAGAAAGCTTCATTGGCGGGTACCGAGGATCTCGCTGTTAAACTCGCAAGTGCAAATCTGCGTGGAAGTGAGCTTAACATTACCCATTCCGGCGGTGAGTACACTCTGGATGGGCCTGCGGTACAGTCATTGGGCGGCGCGGCTTCCTTCATCGGTGAGCCGAAAGCTACTTTCTTCCTGGGCCTCGCAGGTGTTCCACCAGTTCTTGGTAAAGCCAAGCTAGCCGAAGCGCAGGTGTTTGGCCGCACCCAGGTACGCACCCACCGAACCATCGCAACGTACGAGAAGCAGCAAGAGATGGCTAAAGTAGCCGCGGCGCAGTCCATGCCGTACTTCCCGGAAGAAGACTACTCCCTATTGAAGATCGCTGCAGCCCTTCAGGAAGAGAGTACCGTGGATGCCGTCCTCGGTTTGAACTTCATTACCCCGGAGAATCTCGCTATCTTCGCTGACTACTTACCAGTCCTGGAAGAGGCTACGGCAAAGATTTGTGAGTTGCTCGTAGCGGCCCAGTTGGGTGTTTCTGACATACCGGAAGATGCTGCTGTCCGCGCACTGGCTTCAATGGAAGCTATTACCGCTGGCCTGGAGTTGTTGCAGTTGAAGAGTAGAGAGGAGGTAGCGTAGGGCATGCGCCAACCGTGCGAATACTGGTTACGTGCCTTACTGGCGATGGAACCGCCGTTCTCTACGCAGGACATCCAGAATGCGGTTATGTTGCGCAAGTACCCGAAGCCGGATCCGGTGTATGTTGAGGTACTACGCGCAGAGATGGCTAAGACTAAGCCACGTCCCTTCGACCCAAACGCACTGCACTGTATTCGCTGGCTGCGGGACCAAAAGGTGTATGACCTCGTGGTTCGCCGGCCTAAAGTAATCGCGGCCTCAGCCCTCCTGGGAACTGGTAACCTGCGCCAGAAGCTTGAAGCGATGCTTATCGGCGAAGTGCCCAACGAGACCATCACTCAGGTACTCTTGAAGTACTTTGGTAAGGAAGTGGACTCCGAGGTTGTTGACTACTACCGCCACTACTTCTGGAACACTGGTCTACTGGGACTTGATGACTGTAAAGAGTTCCTGGACGGGTACCCGCATGGCGGGGGGCTGTGGTCCATATACGTAGCCTCGGACCCTAACTCCGCGTTACTCGCTATCGGGGAACCTTTGGAGTTGAAGTCTGAGGACATGCTGAAGTACATGACGGACCAGGCCTACACGAACTTCCGTACTATCGCCGCGACAGACCCGACGGACCAGCGAGTATCCGCCTCCGCTAAGATTTGGGCCGACATAGCCCTGCGTGGTGTCGACCTCCAGGATAAGCAGCGTTCCTCTACAGATACCGCTTTGAAGATGCTGGAGATGATAATGCTCAAGTTCTCCGGTGATGCTCCCATGACCATCAACGAGTTGGAAGCCAGCGGCGGGAAGGTGATTCGCATGGCGGAGCAGACAAAGGAGTTGCCTGATGGCAAATAAGCAAAAGAACACAAAGCGGAATGCTTTGCTCACTACTTTAGGCGCGGGGGCTGCTAAGTCCCTAATTGGTGATCTCCCAAAAGGGGCCGTCGACTCTGTTGCCGAGGACGCCACTACCCGTGCCTTAGCTAAGAAGTCGATTCGCCCCGCATTTGCCTGGAAGAATGTGAAGGGCGCTCTTAAGGCTCGGGCCTCCGGGAGGGCACTTGGCGGGATCACCGCGGGAACAGCTACCTTCCCTGTGTTTGCCAGTGGCATCAAAGACTTAAAGTCCGGTGAGAAGGATAAGCGCAACAAAGGGATCGCCAAGGTCGTAGGTTCCGGAGCAGCGTATGGATACGGGAAGGGCGGAATTGAAGGCGCTTGGGAAGCCTACGTTAAGAAGAAGCCCAAGTGGAAGAAGCACTTCGGCACCAGGGGCCTCGCTCGAGGGGTAACTTCCACAGCTATGGCCTCAGCTCTAGCCCTTGGTTTGGCGCACAAAATGAAGAAGAATCAGCAGGCGACGCAGCAGGGTAAGAAGTCGAAGAGCATATTGCCCGTGGCTGCTGCGTTTGGTGGTGTGGCTGGTGGACTAAAGGGGTTGTCCGAGACGATGCTCTCCGATGCTCGGCGAAGTAAGCAGACCTTTGACCCCAAGTTTTATCGTAGTATGATAAAACAGCCGAAGAAGTGGTTGCCGAAGACTGTGGGCCGCGGAGTGGCTGGAGCTTTCGGAACAGCTGTGCTTGGTGGAGTGCTCGCTAAGTTACTGAAGAAGCCAAAGGGGAAGAAGAAGGTAGCTTTCCCGCGGACGATAACCTTGCTGCAGGGGTACGATGAGTAGCTTCACACAATACCTGGGTCTCGAGAAGACTGGTGGAGTGAAGGAGGGGTTTAGCCCCTACCCCCATCAGGAGGCTGCCGTAGATAAGTTCTTTGCACGGGGCCAGGTAATTCTTGCGCACTCAACTGGGACGGGGAAGACCGCCACTGCTATCTTCGCTTTCGAGAAAGCTAAAGCTGCGGGGAAAGCTAACCGTGCCCTCGTTGTTGTACCTGCAGGGTTGAAGACTAATTTCCTCGAAGAGGGAATCAAAAAGTTTACGAACTCCACCTACCAGCTAGTAGGCTCTAAGAGTAGTGCGCAAAAAGACCCCAACGATCACATCCGGTACATATCCGACGCCACGCCAACATCTGACTACACCGTGGTGTCCTATGAGATGTTCCGTAAGGATCCGGTAGGGCTGTTACAACGCAGCGGCTCGGATACTTTGATTTTCGATGAGTTCCATAAGATCCGCAACGAGCGGTCAACTACCCACAAAGCTGCCTTGCAAGCTCGGGAGTACGCTAAGAACTTCATTGGCCTTACAGCAAGCCCGGTAAACAACAACCCCGCGGAGATCGCGACCCTCGTGAACATCGCCACTGGCGGCCAGTTCATGAATAAGTCCCTGTTCAAGCAGCGCTACCTGAAAACAGTTGGTAAGCAGAAGGGGTTCTGGGGCGGAGCTAAGAAGATCAAAGCAATCGTCAATCCGGGAGAGGTAGCCCATTACGTAAAGCCCGTGGTGGACGTCCAGACCAGCGACTCTCTTGGAAAGAGTATGCCGCGGAAGGAAGTGGAGAACGTAAAGGTTCCGATGTCCGCCGAGCAGAAGCTCCAGTACGACTACATCATGGATAAGTTGGGGCCCATCAAGAAGATGATTGCTACAGGTGAGACCAACCTTTCTCCCCAGCAGCTGCAGCACGTATTCGGTAAGATCATCCACGCGCGTCGCGCGCTTAACGATATCTCTTCTGCATCCTCGTCTAAGGTGCCCAAAGCAGAGGCCGCCGCGCGCACCCCGAAGGTCCAACGACTCCTGGGTGACGTGCAAAAGCATCTAGCTACAACTTCAGACGGCAAAGCAGTAGTCTACAGTAATCTAATCCAGGGTGGCCTCGACGTAGCAGCTGCGGGCTTGAAGGCAAGAGGTGTTCCCTTCGGCATCTTTGCCGGTACTGGTAGGACCATAGCCGGAAAGAAGATTACGCACGCCAGCCGAGACCAGGATATTGCAGACTTCAAGGCTGGTAAGAAGAAAGTAGTGCTTATCTCGGGGGCCGGGGCCGAAGGTCTGGATTTGAAGAATGCTACCGGCTTCTTCTCTATGGACGGCCATTGGAACCCTGAGCGGGTACACCAGGCAGAGGCCCGGGTTCGCAGGTTGGGTGGTCAGAAGCATCGTGCCCCCGAAAACCGCAAGGTGGTGGTTAAGCGGTACGAGAGTGTGTACCCCAAGGGCCGGTTCTTCAATCGTAAGCCGGGTGCCACAGTCGATGAGTGGGTGTACAATGTAGCTCGCCGGAAGCACCGGTTGAACGAGAGCATGCGTACTGTGCTGAAGCAGAAGACCCCGAAAGGGATACGCACGCACAAGTATTTACGTAAGTGGCGAAACCCCAGGAATGGTGAGTGGGTTTATGAGTACCCTAAACACTAGGAGTTACGATGCAAGACATACTGTGGGCAGCATTCGAGGACGAGCTGCAGAAGTTAAGCTTTGACACTGGGTCGCGCGCAGCAGCCAGAATACGCGCAAAGGGCTGGTTAGCCGATAGTAACCCATACTCCCCAAAGGGACGGAAGGCCCCGCGCCCTGCGGCGCAGACGCCCGTGCAGACGCTAAAGACAACACCTCCCTCGCCGACGCCCCGAAGTTGGGGAGGTAAAGACCCCTGGATTAAGAAGTCCGGGAAAACGCCGCGGTTTGGCTTTAACCCAAGCAAGCCCGTGACTCCACTAAGTACTTCAGGGGGCGTAGCAAACCCCAGAGCCGGAAAGATGGACCAATACCAGTAGGGAGAAGACAATGACTGACATGAACGAAGTTCTTTGGGCAGCGTTTGAAGATGAGATCCAGAAATTGGCAGCGGACCCAGCAAGTCAGGGGTACTACGGAGGGGCACCAAAGCATAAGGCTATGGGCGGAAAACTAGATAAGGCTACGTCCGGCATGTCGTACGGAAGCAAGGACGCCGCTCAGCAGTACGCCGCAAAGGCGAGGGTAGCTCCTGCATTTAAGGCGAGGGCGGGGAAAACGCTCAAACCAGCTAAATTGCCGGCACCCCGCTACGCACCAGCTAAGCCTGCCGACGTAAAACGCTTCGAGAGTAAGGGTAAGGCACCCGGGTTCGGTGGCTTTGCAGGAACCAAGCGCCAATTCCGGGCGCACGATAACTTCTTTGGGAAATAGGCAATGGCAAATCCTTTTGACCCGAAGAACCAGATAACAAAGAACCCGCAGCAAACTCGGGCTAACAACCCGCATACCATTCTGGGTCACTTGAAAAAACCGAAAGGGCTGAAACCCCTACCGACTAAACTCAAGTCCCCACCGAAGGTGCCCCCTCCCCCGAAGATGAATACCCTGCAGAAAATTGGCGCTAGCCTGGTACCTGAACCGCGACCCCCAAAGATCCCCTGGTTCATGAGGTACCCCTACCGCCCGGTACTCTCTGCTCTCAGCCTAAGTAAGAAAAGTCTGGAAGCCGGGGTAGTAGGTAGTGTAAAAGCTAAGAGGAGGGCCCAGGAACTTGCCTGGAAGATCCGCAATGCTAGGGGGTAAGTATGCAGCCGGTCGCAGGACCCGGGACGCAATCTAAAGCTAGCCTAACTTTATCCAACTTCGTAGAGTCAGTTTTCCGGTTACCCATTCGGGGTGAGCTGCAGCCATTCTCCTTCGAGGGCCGAAGGTACCTTCGTCGGGTGTACGACACCCCAGCGCAAAAGACCGTCCTTATGTGCGGCAGACAAGTTGAAAAATCAACTTCACAGGGCAATAAGATGCTCTCGGCGGCCTCCTTGCATCGCTTCGTCAAGATCCTCTATGTTGCTCCGCGGCAAGGCCAAGCCCAGACGTTTAGCCGAGATAGGCTCAAGCAACCCCTCCTTTGGTCGGAGGTTCTTGGTAACTTGCAATTGAACAAAGGTGCCAAGGATAACGCTATGTACAAGGAGTTCGTCTCGGGTTCCGAGATACGCCTCGGGTATGCCTATCTGACGGCCGATGCTATCCGCGGGATTATGGCTGACCTCCTCTTTGTGGACGAACTGCAGAATGTGCTCGCCACCCTACTGCCGGTCATCGAGGAGTGCACCTTCTCTTCGGAGTACAAACAATTCCATTACGCCGGCACCCCACTAACAGAGTCGAATACCCTCTCCCGCACGTACAATAAGTTCTCAACGCAGAATGAGTGGATGATCCCCTGCGATGGTTGCGGGGGAGGTGACTACCGTTACTGGAATCTACCTGGTGAGGAAAACATTGGGGCCGACTGCCTGGTATGCGCAAGATGCGGGAAAGAAATATTCCCAATGCATAAATCCTCACAGTGGGTCTCTATGAATCCGGACCCAGGGGTAGAGATTCCCTTCGAGGGTTTCCGCATCCCGCAGATCATTTCCCCACGAGTATCGTGGCCCGAGCTGTTAGATAAGCGGAAGCGGTACCCCCGGGCACAATTCCTTAACGAAGTGTTGGGCATTCCGCACGACGTAGGCGCAACCCCCATCACGAAGGAGGAGCTGCGGCAGGCTTGCGACCCACGGGTCTCCATGTACAGCGACCAATATCCCTATGGCCCATCTTTTTGGGCGCAGTCGCGGGAGCCCAAGTGGTTCGGCATCGACTGGGGTTCGGCGGAAAACAGCTACACTGTGCTGTCGACTGGTGCGTACCTCACCGGGAAGTTCACCTTCATCAACTACAAGAAGTTTATGGGCGAGCTCTCAGAGCCGGACCGCCAGATAGCCGAGATTGATTCGATCTACGGAAATACCCGCAATGTAGATGTGGTGGGGACTGACTATGGCGGCGGGTTTGTCCAAAACGCCGCACTGACTACGAGATACGGACCGCGCAAGATAGCGAAGTACCAGTATGTCAATTCCAAGACGGTTGTTAAGTGGGAACCCGCGTTATCCCGTTTCATGGTTAATCGTACAGAAATCATGAGTCGGTTCTTCAATGCCGTAAAGAATGGGCACATCCGCTTCCCTCGATGGGAGGAGTTCGAACCCTTTGCCGAGGACTTCCTGAGCATCTACTCCGAGTACCGCGAGGATAGGCACACAATGGTGTACGACAAATTGGTCGATGGCACCGATGACGCGTTCCACTCCTCCGTTTACTGTCTCCTCGCTAGCATGCTTAGCCACCCGAGGCCGGACCTAATGAGCGCCGGGGCTGCTTTTATGCAACGCGATTGACACTGTAAGTGACCTTGACATATGTCGCGTATTCTCTTTACGATATACACAGTCAAGGGAGGTCTCCGCTTATGGACTCAATTGTTCAGTTCCTAACTTCGTGTGGTCCGTCCCATAAGACCAAAGACTTTCTGGAAGGTTTAGGCAAAACCGCCGCAAGTAGGTTGGTCAGTTCTGACGCGGATATGAACACCAGCATCGCCGGGTTTGTGAAGGAGAACTCTCTAAACCGAGAGCAGACAAAACGCGTAGTTGAAGCAGCAAACAATGCAGCATTCAATCTGCTCATGGAGAAGGAGGCCGGGTACGTTACCTTCGACGTGGCTGACGCAGATAGATGTGGGGGTGCCGAAGTGAAGACGAAGTTAGCTCGCGCAGATTATATTCCTGGGGAAGAGTTCATAACTACCGAGAAGCTTGCTTCAGCTCTGTTCGGAACTCCGGAAGAGAAGGAGAAAACAGCTTCCGTTGAGGTCAACACTGTCGCGCTGCGGCAGGAGGTCTCCCACCTGCTTGACGCTCTGGAAGATGAGAAGACGCAGGCGCTAACTAAGGTAGCTGCTCTTCAAGCGTACATTGCGGAAGCAGTGCAGACGGGTGAGCTCACCATCGGCGAGGTGGAGCGTTCTCTGGGCCTCTCTGGCGCTACTCCTGAGTTTGTGAAGGTTGCTTGCGCCGGTACTGGCGTGTGTCGCGGGGCGGGTGCCCCCGAAGTATCTGCGGTCCCGAACCCGGAGCATCCTCTGCTCCAGAAGGCTGCCGAGTGCGCTACGGCTACCAAGAAGTACATGGAGAAGAAGAAGGAAACCCTCCCCCGAGTAAAGGAGTTACTGCATGCGGCAAGGTAATCCGCTTCGGGTCTCCCGTGGGATCGTTAAGGTAGGTGGTCCTCTCAACCCAATCCATATGCTCGGCAAGTTGCTTACTAAGGGAACTATTCGGCCCGCGGCAAAGGGATTAAAGGATGCCGCCATTGGGGTGAAGAACCTCACGGGTCCGCTGAAGAATACCCGCCTGCGATGGAAAGTCCGGGATGCCTCCTCTCTCAAGGGATACAAGCAAATTTCCAGAGCTGAGCTAGCAGCACTCCCGGAGGCCAAACGAGCCCGGGTATCCTGGCTCAAGATTGGAGGCAAGAGAGTACCCGCTATCCGTAAGACGTCTTTTGGTGGTGTCGCCGGAGCAGCACAGCGTCACCCGTTCATTACCGGTGGTGGGCTCTTAGCTTTGAATGAGTTACGCAAGTCACGCACTAAGTTCATAAGTCCGACTGCAGGCCGCGGCGAGATGGCTGCCTTGCAGCAGCAGATGCAACCATACTACCAACCACTTCCAAGTTCCGGGGGTAATTTCTAATGGGAAGTAACTTCGAAAACACACGCGCTACATTGGAGCTTCTTGGTAAGACGAAGGAAGCTGCTAGACCTCCACTGCCTTCCTCTCCCATGTGGAAGACTATTGGGAAGTTGGGTCTTCTGGGTATGGGCTTCGCTACGGGTGGGGCAGTTGCAGCACAAGGGCTTGACGCCGCCACCGAGAAATACAAGGCGAAGCGCAATTTCAAGCGAATGCTCAAATCGCACCCAGATCTCAAGAAGCACCGGGGCTCCATTAAGCCTTACTTCCGGGCATTGATGCACTTCTCCCCACACGTCGCGGGTGATCCGCTTGCCGCTGGTTCGTTCGTGAAGCGGATGCACGACTTTAAAGATGCTGGCTTCCCGCTACAGGACGTTGAGACCCTTAGCCGCATTCAGGGTTCCCGTGGTCCTCGGGGTGTCGGAGATGCTATTCGCGGCGCCACCGGCAAGGGTGTGGGTCTCTCGAAGAAGCTGTAGAATATCTAAACGTGATATTTAGGGGCTGACAATGGAAAACATATTTTGGGCAGCATTTGAAGATGAACTCGAAAAGTTGTCCGCTTACGGCAACCCACTGTGGGATGTCGACATGGAAGAGGGCGACGAACCGAAGATTAAGCGGTTCCAGTATGACCACACTAAGTGCGCTCCTACTGCCAACGTGTCTCTGCAGAAAGAAGCTAAGCTCCGCGTCGGCGATATAGAAGACGAACTCGGGGCGTTCGTCGGTGGTAAGGACGAGGATAAGGTCCGGAGTCTGATAGCACGGCAACGCAGTAAGCGCTTTGGTATGCGGCACCCACTGCTGACGGGAATCCCGACCGCAGGCATTTGGCCGGCGATCTCTAAGTCAAAAGCAAAGCGGGCAATTACCAAGCGTATGCTCCGGGATGATCCTAAGTTCCGAACTACCTACAACTCTAAGATTCGCCAGCAGAGAGCAGACGCGGCCGCAGCCATCCAGGCGCGTATCGACTCCGACAGGGCTAATGCCCCGCGGAACGCAGTAGCCGCCAGTACTCTCCCGCTCTCGATGTACCTGAAGCACAAGGATCGCGAACGAAGCGAGCGTTAGTTATGATTGAAAAACGACTAGACTTCCAGGGCATCGATCCCGAAACCGGGCAGATCTTTGTAGAGACCTACAATCCCAATGCTTCGGGGTTCGAGAAGACGGCGAAGACTAAGCGTGACTACGACCCGGAAGTCAATAAGTACATCAAAGGGGTCAAGAAGAAGCCTGGGTTCATCTACATCTTGATCTCCGCTCTGGGCGCCGGGGAGTACTACGGTGCAAATATCAACAATGACTATTTCGAAGAGAAGCAGCTGTTGCACCCGCAGGCCCCAATGTACGGGTACAAGAGCTTCTACAATGCCGGCACTTACCGCCACCACGTCAACAAAGATATCGAGAAGAGTTTCGGGAAAGTGGTGCTCTCGGTCTATAACCGGAAAATGCACCGCGTAGAGTTGGTCATCGAGATCAACATGAAGAAAGGTCGCGATGAAGGACACGGATCGCTGGTGGCTCGCCTCGAAGCAGGAGAAAACGTACCTGTATCCATGGGATGCAGAGTTGCCTACGACGTATGTAGCATCTGCGGACATAGGTCCCGCACTCGCTCCGATTACTGTTTTCACGGGAAGAACGAACTTGGGAAGACGTATCCAGACGGCCGCAAGGTATTCCTCTTCAACCCCAACCCCCGATTCTTCGATCTTTCTTTTGTATTGGTAGGGGCGGATCGTACAGGCTTCGCACTTGAGAAAGTAGCTTCAGTGAAAACAGCGACCAAGGGCAAGAGTGCTACTATCCTCAAGGATGTCCCAGGAATGGCTAACCACCTGGATCCCTTGTTTAAAGCAGAAGAGTCCCTCCCTGAGAAGGCACTCCAGCGCTTGTCGGAGCGCCCGCTTGGCGCTGCTCTGGGAGCACTCCTGGGTAAAGGTATTATCCTGAAGCCTTCGGAATTCCAGCGCATCGTACTTGTGAAGTCCGTCGGTGCTCCTACAGCTTCGCATTTATTCAAACGTAATATTGTCTTCCGCCCGCAGAGTCGGGGTGCTGGTACCTCCCCGATAAATATGAGCTTCGCCGGGGCCCCGTTGCCCATGGATATCGACTCCGGCACCAGGTCGATGTTCTGCCCGCACAGTTACAAGCGCTTAGAGAAATTGGCCACAGCCCAGCCAATCGACGTTGAAACCCCACTTGGTGGGGAGCACGAAGAATTTCTAGGTAAGCTTTACATTGATTACCGTAACCAGGCACTCGCCGGTTTGGACGATGTAGTTTCGAACGGTGGTCTGGAGAAGACGGCTACAGTAGCCGGGTTAGCCGGCACTTTGAAGTCGGTTCCTGCTTGGGCGCTACTTATCCCGCTAGTCTACGCGTACAGCGCTCACTTGCGGAAACGTGAGCGGGCAGGCATGAAACCTAACCTGCTTCAGCGCTTCATAGCGAAGCACCCGGTCCTTACTTCCTCGGGTCTGCTCGCTGCTGGTCTAAATCAAGAAGCAATAAAAAAGGCTTTCAACCGCTTGCCATTCGTGTAGGAATGCGTATACACTATGGCTTGCATGGGTCGGAAAAGCTGGAAAGCAGGCCCACCAGGGTTTCGCAAGAAGCCCGCTACTCCCCACGGACAAACCTAGTTAACTATCGGTGTACACTTGTATTTCCTTAGGAGGAACGAACGATGAGTGACATTCTCGAATCAATGTATGGCACAGATGGGACGGAAGCTCTTGAGAAGGCGGCACAGGCCAAATTCATCGAGAAGCTGGCGTCTGAGTACGAAGTCGACGTGAGCGATCTGGATGCAGAGCAACTCGAAATGCTCGAGCAGGCAGTTGTTGCTGACCTCGAAGAGCAGGGACAGCTTGAGAAAGAAGCTGGTGAAGAAGTCGAGACTGAAGAAGTGGAAGTAGGCGAAGTGCACGAGCTTACCGAGGAAGATCTCGAAAAGCAGGCTGCTGCCTATGACGCGTTTGGTCGCGTAATGGCCCATGGATTCATGGAAGAGCTGGAAAAGACAGCCGGCGACGAAGAAGAATACATCTATGTCGACGACGACGGCAACGAATACTCCGCCGCTGAAGTCGAAGAGATGGAAAAAGAAGCCATGGGCATCCCCGCGTGGCTGAGCAAGTTGACCGGCCAGGCTGCTGCCAAAGGCGGCGCTGCCCTTAAGTCCCTGAAGGGTGCTGCTAAGGGTACCAAGCTGCGTGCCGGTCTCACCGAAATGAAGCGTGGCGCAAAGCATAAGACTACTGCCCAGGCTAAGTCGCAGATGAAGTCCGGCCTCAAGCGTTTCGGTAGAGGCGCACTTGAATCTGGTGGTCTGTATGGTGGTGGTGCTGCTGCTCTTGGTGGCGGAGCCATGTTGATGCGCGGCAAGAAGAAGAACGCCTCGGCCCTCGACGCTCTTGCTGATGACCGCGCCATGGAAATCCTCGGTCTCTTCGGGGAAGGCCATGAGAAGGTTGCTGCAGATGAAGAACTCGACGACGCCGTTACCGTCCACGCTTTCGAGAAGCTCGCAGAAGCCGGTTACCCGGTAGAAGAGATGATCGAAGCCCTTCAGGACGCAGAATAAGGAGGACTGATAATGTCATCACTCCATGACCTGCTAGTTAGCGACCTTGAGTCCCGAAATCTTTCGGACGATGGGGAGCAATCTGCTCAGGTCTCCGAGCTCGACCTCGGTTTCGTGGAGAAGGTGGCCCAGTCCGTAGAGGGTGTTCTCGAGAAGCTTGCTGGCCTCGAAACTGAGCCGGAAGCTCCTGCAGAAGAACTCGACGTCCGTGACTATCTGCTGCAGAAGGTTGCCCAGGTCAAAGAGACCGCGACAACCGAGGCAGTGGAGCAGGACACCGAGCAACTCCGCGGAGAAGTCCTTCAGAAACTGGCCCACCTGACCCCGGAGACCGTACCGGTGCAGGAGACGGAAGAAACAACTGATGCCGACAACCAGGTCAAAGCTACCCTGGAATCGTGGGTAGCCAAGATCAAGGAAGCTAAGGTGGAAGAAGATGCTCCCGCCGCTTCCCCGGCCTCGGTGAAGTCGGTGCTCGACCTTATGGGAGGTACCGATGAGTAAAGAAATGGAAAAAGTTGCTGAGATCCTTCAGCAGATCCCGTCAGTGCTTCGTGCTCTTGCCCAAGAAGTGTCTGCGTCTCGTGAGCAGGCTGCTGATCTGGAAAAGCGTGCTAAGGCTGAAGCTCTAGTAGTTGAGATGGAAGAAAAGGGACTTGTAGACCCTGACGTTCCGCGTCATGAGAAAGTCGCTGCTCTTCTGGACTCAAATGATGATCTGGAGGTTCTGGCTCAGGCAGTGCAGCTCCAAATCGGGGACCTGTCCTCTACAGATGTAGATGATTCTTCAGCAGATGCTAGCGATGCTTTGGCTAGTTTTCTTACAAACAGTTAAGGAGGAAATACAATGGCTGCTATTTGTGGAATTTACAGAGATAAAGGCCGGTCTCTTACGCTGTTGACTTCCATCGTTAAGGACAACATCCGTGTGCGTGATCACGCGGTCGCCACGTCCATTTCGCTGAACCCGAACAACGCCGAGTTTGCTGACGTTGGCGAGTGGGTACAGAAGGGAGCAGCATCGGTGAGCCGTCCAACCGTCGTTCTAGCAACCCCCGAGGTTGCTGGTATCGTCCACGCCGCTGGTGGATCCAGTGCTCCGGAAATGCCGAAGTTGGTATGGTCTGAGCGCGGTGGTACGGATGTCCAGGCTGCTGAAAAGATGCCAATCATTGAAGGTGGCGGATCCGTAGAAGGTACCTTCGGTATGTGGATCGCCGAAGCCGCGCAGGGAATCTCCGTTGGGGATCGCCTGGGCGTCGTTTACATCCAGGGCGATGACACGGTCGACGGAACACTTCTTACCACCTTGAGCAACTACACTGGTACCAAAGGTATTCTGTACGCGATCGGTACTGGCGTTGTTGGCGGAACTGCACTGATTCTCGACGATTTGGGCATTGCTGCCGCAGACAAGGTTTGGTGTGTTGGCGTTGCCACTGGTGCCGCCACAGCTAACGCTGGTACTCTCCAGGCCGAAATTTACTCAACCCCGTACCTTGTCACCATCACATAAGGAGGAACAAAATGGAAAACATGCCCGCGAGCGTGCTAAACGAATTGTTCATCTCCAAGGCTGATGACACGAGTGGCGAAAAAGAGAAATTGGCTGCTGCCGGTTCCGCTTACGTCCGTGATAAGCTGCGAGAGATGTCCTTCTGTCGGAAGATTCTTCCGCCTAAACCTGTGACTGTTGCTGAATGTCAGCGGTCCCTTTTCCACGACACCGTCTACAAGATCGTCGATATCGAACCCGGTTCCCGGGCAATGTCGATCTCGTTCCGCGGCGAGCCGGATCCTCAGCTCATCAAGGGACGTCGGATGGCTGTTGCGTTCTTCACCGTTAGCTCCCTGAAATGGGAAGGTTACACCGAAGAACTCCGCACCTACACTTACCCGATTTCCGATGTCATCAAGAATAACATTGTGAAAGACATCCAGGAAGTTGAAGACCGTTACTTCCTCGTCCACGTCGAGTCCTGCATTGAAGCACGTCAGGCCCTCGCCAATGGCGACGATCCCGCAGTTCCCGCGGGCTGGACCAACAATGGCCGTGCAGCTGTTACCGCCGGTACCGTTGTCCAGGACGCCACGGTCAAGAGTGAGTTGGCGATGGTCTCCGCCCTTGGCGATACCAGCGCTGTTGTGAATGCGATCCAGAAGCAGGACATTTCGTCCCTGGCGAAATTGTTTACGCTCGATGGTCGCGCTCTGCGTATGTCGAAGGTCCTCATGACTGAGTATACCTTCGCAGACTTCGGCCAGCTCACTGCTGCCGACCTTGGCCACGTACTGACCAAGGACGTCATGATCAAGGGCTACAAGTACAACACCGTACTCGGCTACCAGATCCTGACTACCCTCAAGGGTAACCTGTTGCACGACGGTTTCGTGTATGGCTTTACCGATCCTGCGTTCTTCGGGCGTTCTTACATCCTGGATAACGTGAAGTTCTACGTCAAGAAGGAAGCTCGCAGCATTTCCTTCTGGGCATGGGAAAACATTGGAATGGGCCTCGCCAACATCGCGGCAGTTAACCGCCTCGAGTTGATCACTGGTGATACCATGACTGATGCTACCGCCCGTGCTGCAACGACACCTGCCGCTGAGACCGCACTTGGTGCAGTCAATAATCAGATGGCAGATGGATACACCTACCCGGGTCTGTGGACATACTAAGCCCTGGTACGCCGTAACCTTGGGGCCTCCAGCTCCTTTCGGACTGGGGGCCCTCCAGAAACGCTGCTTTGCTATTCACCTGTTTGATAGGAGTAACTATGGCTACGCAATACACGCTTCGGGCTCCGAAAGCCTTTTCCAGACAATGGCTGATCGCCCGGTCGCGGCATCCCCAACTCCGTAAACTGTTCGAATCTGGCATTATGAAATTTGGCGCAAAGAAATTGGGTCCTGGTGGAGCGGTTACTTTGGATGGAGCCACCTTCGTCCGATACGCAGCAGCCATCAACCTTGGCATCGACGCTGGCCTGTTCTCCCTGGAGACCGCCGAAGACGTAGACGGTCCCGAAGTTGTCGGCGAACCCGCACCTGCCAAGCCAGCTCCCGAAGCCAAGCCGGAACCCAAACCCGAACCCAAGTTGGAGATTGTACCGGAACCCGAACCTGAGCCCAAGCCCGAACCTAAACCGGAACCCGAGCCCAAGCCGAAGCCCGAAAAGAAGTCTGGTAAGAAAGGGAAGAAGAAATGATCCAGGTATGGAATGTAACTAACTTCGACGTGTCTGTGCCGCAGGTAGGGAAGGTTCCGGCTGGAGCTACGCGTAGCATTCCGGAGCTGTCTCCTCAGGTACAGCACCTTATCTCGATTGGTTTCCTAACTACTTCCGCCCCCGAAGTAAAGAAGGAAGAGAAGAAGGTCCAGGTGAAAGTGGGTATCATGGAAGTTACCGTGACTCCTGGGCCTGACGGGGAACTCGGTACACCTGACGATATCGTAGACGTGAAGCCGGTCAAAAAGAAGCGTAAGGCACGAAAGAAGAAGAAGGATGAATCCTAATGGCAACCCGGCTGGAGCAGATGGTCGAGCAGGTACGCGCGTATCTACGTGATTACCCCGAACTGAATCGTCTCATTGCCGACGAAGAATCGAGTAAGCGCTCCATCGCCACAGCTATCATCGACGCCGTTGAGGATTTCAACCTCGACTCCCCCCTCGGGAATTACGTGCCGGAATCTTTCCCTTCCTTTTCATTGCTCAAGTTGGGGGCTGCTAAGTACCTACTCGAATCCCTGGTGTTCCTACAAGCTCGGAACCATGTGACGTACTCCGACGGGCAGGGTGTCCAGGTAAACGAATCGGACAAAGCCCCAATTTATCTAAACATAATAAATCGGCTGACATCTGAGTGGGAGCGTAAGAAGGAGAAGCTGATTGTGCGCCTCAACATCCAACAAGCAATGGGTGGTGGTGTATCGAGCGACTTCTACGAACCGAACTTCGGCAACGATGTCTCAGGGAGAACTGACGAATGACCTCAGTAACCGCAGTCCCCAGATCAATGCTTCAGATTACATATGCGCCGTCGGATACTGGCACGTATACCATCCCGTACTCTGAGAGCTTCAGTAAAGCGATAATCCAGGTAACCGAAGGCAATATCGCGGGCGATAAGATTAGTCTGTACGCTTCGTTTACCCCGGCAGTCGCAGCTACTCACGTATTGGTAGGGGAAGCAGCCGACGGGACTATCCCAGCAGCTGACCAGCTTACTGGCCCCGGCGCGCTCTTTTACACTAAGGGCCTGGCGATCCCTCTGATCATTGCATACACAGTGAAGGCGCCCGTAGCGAACAATATGGTTATCATCATTCGCATGTACAACGACAACTACCTTGGCACCAAGACGAGGGCCTAATGGAACGCTACTTACGCGAGCAATTTCTACTGGAAGAGGAGATGCGGGAGAAGCTCGCGGCTCCATTCGACTTCGTCCACTTGAAGACGGCGCAGCCGGCCGCAACTGCCCAGGATATGAATGTGCAAGCACCTCCCGAGCAGACCGCGGGTGCTGAGTCGGGTGCTCCCCCTACGTCACCAGATGCGCAGGGTGTTGAGCGCAAGCGAGCTGCTCTGCAGCAAGTACTGGATAACCTGCAGAAATCTCCAGTAGTCGCGCTCTTCTCGAAGAAGCCGCCGCAGGAAGCAGAGGATACACCGACTGCTCCGCCGGACGGGAATCCGCAACAAGGTTTGCCAAAGACAGCCGCTAGTGGGAAGGCCCCTAAGAAGACTCCGAAGATTTCCTTCCCGCAAACGGCATTGCCGAAGCTTAAGAAGACGCCGGCCGGTAGTAAGACCACGGCGACAAAGACGTTGAAGCCTACGCTGCAGACTAAGTACCGCCCGCCGAAGGTACCGACTACCGGAAAGCTGCCTAAGGTAGTGGTCCCTGCGGCTGTTAAGCCGAAAGTGAACATGAACCGGAAAGTGAAGCCTGTAGACGTACTGCGCGACAAGAAGGGAGAAGCCTAATGGATATCCTTAGCCAATACCTTAACGATTGCCAGGTCAACCAACAGCAGGACTCTAACCATAAAACGAAACTGGCGGCGCTGGTTGGCTCAATGACCCGCGACGAGTTGGAGATGGTAAAGTCTGCCGCAGTGTTTACCCCTGACGAAGTTACCGAGCTTCCCGAAGGAGAACTCAGTGAAGACCTTCTGGTGAAGGTGGCCTTTATCATGAGTGTCGGGGCGAACGAGCGAATCAGTCCTGAGATGGTGAAGGAAGCCGGAGTTTGGTCCGAGGCCTTGAAGCCGTACCTGGGTAAAGGTCTCCGAGCTCTGAAGGCCCTGGTTACCGGTAAGTCTGGTAAAGCAGTTGTTGATCGCACCAAGGCCCTGAAAGGTATGGGCAAGCGAATCCAGCGCAGCTACCGAACCGGGTCGGCAAGCGGTGGGAACATGTTGACCAAGGCTTTCCACGGAGCTAAGGCTGCCGTGAAGGATAACCCGGCGCTCGGTGTAGCGGGTGGTGGAGCTCTTGCAGGCCTGGGTGGAGCAAAGTTGCTCTTTGGCCGTAAAAAGCAACAACCGGCATATGCGAAATACGCCTCGAAGGCGAAGTAGTAATGGACGATGAAGGGAAGGGTCAATGCTAGAAGTTGTAAATTTGAAAGTCCGGAGCTTCGATCTGGACTATCTTGACCTCCACTGGGAGATTGCCCCCACCTCTGAAGATTTATTCGATTATGATTTTTACATTGAACGCAGTGACCACGAGCACAGTGGTTACGTTACCCTCGCGGGTCCTTTCACGGATGCCTTCCGGTTCCGAGATCGCACACTGCGGGGCCAGAAGTCCCAATACCGCCAATGGTTCTACCGCCTTCGGGTAGTAGATAAGAAGCGTGCAGACACCCTCTACTTCCCACCGCAGGGTGGCGTTACCATGCGAGCTGAGCTGGACCTCATGGCTATGGAGATGGCGAGGAACTTCCAGATCCGGCTCCAGGAATTTGTTGGTAGACTAGCCTGGGTGTTCCCCTCACGTACTTTTGGCCAGCGTTGCTCGGTCTGCACTGATAGCGTGACCCTCCGGAAGACGAAGTCACGTTGCTTGAATTGCTACGACACCAGCTGGGTTGGTGGATTCCACCAACCTATGGAGCTTTACCTCCAGATCATTACTCCCCCGGAGGCGACTACTTCCGCGGACCTCGGAGAGATGCAGAACATCAACGCTACCGGTCGCCTGGCAAATTACCCGGAAATTCACCCTAAGTGGCTGGTGGTCGATTCCGAGAATCGTAGGTGGCGGGTAGGTGAGGGTATACGGAAAGTGGAGAAGGGTCGTGGGCTCATCCGTCAGGACTTCCCTCTCCATGCGATCCCGAAAGGTGACATTGAGTACCAGTTGCCGCTCAACCTGACCGATGCGGAGCAGATCGCGCTCTTCCCAGGTCCCCAGCGACTCTTCACGAATCCTCAGGATGTTGGCAACGACAAGGATCCCACGTACGATGCATTGCGGGGGGCATACCGATTATGAGTCTTACACCGGAACAAGTGCTGGAAGAGACATTGGTGAAGCTTAGCTTCCGCAGATTCCATGGCGGATACAAAGGCTCTGGCACCCCCGAGACTCGCGTGGACATGCAAGCCCAGAATAAACAGGGCGACAACCCGGAGCAAGCAGCCGGCATTGGGTCCGGGCAGGATTTAGCACCCCCCATGGCTGACAACAAGAATTTGGCGAGAAGTCTCGGTTCATATAACCGGGTCCTTAAGCGTGCACCTGCTCCTGCCTCCGCGGGCAAAACCGTGGTTGCCGCTGTTAGACAACCGCAGCAGACTCAGGGTCGTCGGAAATTGACGAAGCACGAAGCAGCATTGGCTGTAGCCATAGGTGGTGGAATTGGGGCGACGGGTGCCAAGATGCTTCTTCCTCGAGTATCTGCACGAATCCGGCGGATGCCGAAATCCCGTAGGCTTCTTGCAGCGCTGGGGTTGGGTGTAGGTGGCGCTGGGCTCGGCCTTCTAGGCGTCCACATGGACAAGAAGTACGGCTACCATCCTAAGAAAGGAGAGTAAGTGAGTAGTGCGATGCCAGCGTATCACCCCTTTAACGACCCGATCCCGGACGTGTTGAATGACGCGGTCCGCGCCTGGGTATCCTGGTTGAAGTCGCTCTTTAGCGCTCGGCCGGTGGGGGATTTTCGTTGGACTAGCAACCAGTCAGACACCGACATCATCATTATTGACCAGGCGCCGCAGAACATGGAATCGCCGAATACCCGCCCGATGCTCGTAACCCAACTCGGGTCGAGCACCTGGACCGGGTCTGGTATGTCGCAGCAGCTGACGACCGGGAACTTCCTCAATCAGAACGAGATTTACTTCCAGGGTCTCATCAGCGCTTCCTTCTCCATTAATTGCATTGCGCGCGAGGGGGCCGAGGCTCGCAGGCTCGCTTACTTCATCTTCCGCATGGTTCCCGTCTTCGAGAAGATTCTCCAGAAGATGGGGATCCACGGCGTTGTCAACAATATGGTGATAGGGCAGGAAACTTCTGCCGGAGCACTCGTTCAGGGGTCTTCAGCCTCTGAATGGAAAATGGTCGTCATACAGGCTCCTTTCCTGATAAAGGATACCTTATATCTAGGTTCCGCAGGCGAGGAGGCTTTTCAACCCATGATCCAGTATATTACAATGCGCATGGAAACTTTGTTGAATGGAGGGAGTTAAACCATGGCTTCGATCCCACAGCCCGGACTTCAAATACAGCAGGTACTGTCGACGGTAACACCTACGATCTTCAGTCCCACCTTTCCGGCATGCATCGTCGGACCTTGTTACCAGATCATCGAGATGCAGGATTCCGATGGTTCGCTCAACAGCAGTGCATCGCTGTCGCTACCGGCTCGTATTGCCAGTGGTGCTGTAGGCGCGACTTTCGTCGTCAGCGCCGCGCAGGACAGTGTGTACCTTGAGATTGACGGTGTTAATCGCGAGTACACATTTACCTCCTACGGTACTCTGTCGGCAGCTACGATGGTCTCGAAGTTGAATGAGGGCTTCGCCGGGTACGCCGTGTGGAGCTCTCCATCAGCGACGCAGCTCGCGGTTCGAACGGTCTCCTCAGGTGACGCCGCCAGTATCATGTTCCGCACGGGACTCGCTACTGACTTGCATACCATCCTTGCGTTCAACACCTTTGAGAGCATCCGCTACTACGGGAATGGGGACTACGAGAATAACCCCATTGTCTTCCCGTATCTCTCACTTCCGGATACCCGCGGGATTATTAGCTACCTTACGTTCGACGGCGACAACATCAACATCGCACGTATTTGGGCGGGAACCATCGTTACCTTGAGCGACACTAGCGCCATTAACCGCAATCGGTACAACCGTGTCGGGATTGCGTACAACCGAGGTAATGGCGGGGCTCTTTCAGCTAGCGCGCACACTTACCTGGGAGCCGAGAACTTCTATATGGCTTGCGGAGAGGTTATCGACTCCGGGTCCACTACGGTGGGGGTCGCTAAGCCCTTGTATAACGCAACTCCCTTAACAGGTAATGAGTGGGACCTCTCCCGTTCCCCGAACAACCAGCTATTGTGGCCCATTGGTTCTGGCTCAACATCGAACCAATTGCTGCAGACTGGGCGCCATGCTTACGCCGATGTACAGTTGTCGGCCGATGGTGTTACTGCTTCCGCGTATTACCACTTCGAGGGGCACGGCTATCAGAAGTATGTTACCGACCAGTCGGTAACACCGGGTTCGGTTCGTGGGGCCTTCGGTAACCTCGTGTCCGTTAAGTTCATCGAAGTAGACCTCGACGGGGGTGGAAATTCCGTACTTAATGATGGGCAGATTGCTTTTGCTTCGAATCCTGACACGTTCTACAGCACAGGCGGGGCCGCCGGGGTCCACGGCACCGGAGACTTCGTGGCCGGTCCGGGCGGGGACGTCGGGAAGTACATTTACCTGCACGATGGTGCAGTTGGGTCCAAAGGTTGGGAGCAGGGATGGTATCTAATTTCCGCCATTTCCGCCGGTACGGGCCCTGGCGGTGAAGATGGGGCTGTGCTACAAACGACCGCCGCTGTAGCTCTCGGTCTTGCTGCCCCGGCGGACGATACTTCTATTAGCTGGACTATGAGTGACGCGGATAACGAAACTGAGTTGGCTGCCTTCGCTCTCGGTGGTGCGTATACGTTGCCCTACGTGCACACACCAGTAGCCGATCCACTCGCTCTGACTCAGCCGGTTATTTACATAGAATACGCAACATCTGACGCGACTAATGACTGGGACCCTCTGGTGGCACTAGATGTTCCTTCCTTTGTTACAGCAGCTGGCCTCAATACCGCTATGCTGGCGAAGGCAGACATCGAGTCCTTCTTCGGACCAAACACTACCGTAGGCGGGACAGCCATTTCTTACTTGTCAGGGACGAGCACTGCAATTCTGGGGGGCAACCTTGATGATAAACGGTACTTCCTCAACTTCGGAGCAGACCCCAACAATTACGCTGCGACCTCGGCTACCTTTGGCTATCCGTATGTAATGAGTGAATCCTCTACGGTTGACGCGGGCCCGCTGATCGCTAACGAGTCGCTCGCCGGCCGTACGTTCACAGTACGAGTCAATGGCGGCCCGGAGCGTTCGCACACCTTTGTAGGCGGCGGCGTGCCGAGCTCAACTTGCGATTCGCAGGCTAATATTGCGACAGCCCTCAATGCCTTGGTCCCGGGCGGTACTCCTTTCGCCTTCACCTCAAACGACGCCTTTACGTATGGGTCTGAAGTATACGCAGGTACGGGAACTCTGGTGAACACACTGCTCACCGATGGTACCCTGAACGTACCAGCCCACACGTTTGCCGAAGCAGAAAGAGCGGCGGGGACGATGCACGTGCAGATCTGGCCCACTGGCGGGGCTGCTGCTCCGGCAGGGAGTGGTTTCGGAGTATACGAAGTGGTAACGGGGATCGCGGCAGGCACCGGAGTTATCACCCTTGCCTCCAATCTGGCCGGCGCAGGGCCACTAACTGTTGGGTACCGGTTGCTAGTAACGACAGGTAACGTGCTCGCTTGTGCGTTGGACTCAGCTATGTGCAGCACCCTAGCGGGTTTCGACTCCAGCATCGAGTTTAGCGGAGACGCGGTTAACATGCTCTTCCGGGGACCATACTCCACAGCGACTACCGATTACACGGGGCGCATCTTCCGGGGTGATCCCGTGCGCTCCCAGATTGGCGATAAGGTGTACAACGCCGGTACTTACGTTGGGGATATCAGCTCCTTCTCGAATGTCACGTGGACCGACTCAGCCGTTGGGGCGCAGTCGATGACAAATGGTTATATCAACCTAACCGAGAAAAACGCGACGGTGGGCACTGCTCTGGGTACCTGGTACATCAGTTCCCAGGGAATTACCGGGGCAGCCACCGATGGGACACTCCTCAATACTACGGTAGCGAAGCCGCTGCCCGAGGCTATCTTTAACGACAACACGCAGTTGGTTACCCTGAAGGGTGGTCTTAACCGCGACGCTGGTGGGGTAGAGTATTCCAACAGCACTGCCAATCTGGCCGCAGGCTACACTGCCCTGCGTACCGACATCACCGTTTCGGGCGCGAGCCCAGCAGTGCAGGTCTACTCGACTTACGCCGAGATGAATACGGCAATCGGCCCGGTAAGCTCGAGCAACCCACTGGCGCTCGGTGTCTACCTGGCTATGCTGAACGCACCCAATATCCAGGTATCAGCGTTTGGTGTAGATGCTACTTCTACGCTGATGCCCAATGGCACCATGGCTGCCTACGCAACTGCCTTCGACTTTATCCAGTCGGCGAATGTGTACGCTATCGCTCCGATGTCCGAGAGCCCGGCTGTACACGGCCTACTCGATGCGCACGTCACCGCCATGGCCGACCCGACTACTGGTAAGAGTGAGCGCGTATGCTTCGTTTGTGAAGATACCCCAACGGAGCAAGTACCTACGACTGTAGGTTCCGCTCCCGGCCAGGACGATCCTTACGATGTTACAGCTGATACCTTCAAGTTGGCTGTGGATCTCACTACTGGTTTCGACATTGCAGCGAATTTGTCCGGCGAATTGGATGCCACTGGCGCCACGGTTCCGATCCTTGGTTCAGTGACTATTGCCAATGGCCTGTACTGCACTCGTGAGGGCGACGCTCTTAAGTATTCCGTCTCCGAGATTATCGCTGGGAACATCCTGAAGTTCCGCACTACCGGGTTTGCTCCGGGTTCGGGACCAGGGACCTCCGGTAATGACGACAACTTCTACTCAACTACACTCCCGTCCGTTTCGGCCGCGTGGGATGCCGACGATGAGACAGTTACTCTGTACATCCGTCAGGCAGCTATCGACACTACAACTTCGACTGGCCGCGCGCAGCTTGCTGCTGCTCTGGCCTCGAAAGCAACGTCTTACGCATACCGCCGAGTTCGGTACGTACAGCCTGACTCCGCAACTTACTTGCAGAACGGTGCTTCCACGTCGATCCACGGCATGTATGCTTGCGCAGCTCTAGCGGGCCTTTGCTCCTCGACTCCCCCGCAGCAGTCTTTCAGCACACTGACTCTGGCTGGGCTCGAGAGTATTTCCGGTTCTTGGGATCTGTTGTCCCAGGCTGATATGGATACTGCGGCCGGCGGTGGAGTTTGGTGGCTGATTCAGCAGGACCAGTACTCCGCAGTGGAGAACCGGCACCAGTTGACTACCGACGTGACTTCTTTGCAGACCCGGGAAGCTTCCGTCACGCACGTGCTTGATTACATTACTAAGCGCCTGCGGGTATCGATGCAGGGATTGGCGGGTAAGTTCAACCTTACCAAGGCCTTCCTCGACTATGTCGGCATCCTGGTCAGTACGATCATTGACGGGATGAGTGGTAGCATTGTTTCGAACATCGGGGTTACTTCAATTCGGATTGACCCGCAGGTGCCAGATACTATGTATGTCGATATTTCAGTAACACCGTACTACCCAGCTAACCAGATTAAGGTTACGCTGGTTGTGTAGGTAACTAGTGCCTAATAAACTCGCCCGGGTGGGCAAGTTAAGGTTAATGAGATTCTAAGGAGGTAGTAAGATGGGATCTAGCACTTATTTTGGAGGCCAGGTGGCTTCGATTCCCCACCTGGAACGGGGAAGTGAAATTGTCCGTGACCTACGTTCAGACGTAGATGCTGCGTTTGTTCTCTTGGAAGCCGCATTGGGCGGAATTGTCGGTGGTCTGACTACTGGCAGCATTCTTATTGGTGCCGCTAGCCTACCGGCCGAACTTGTGATGAAGGGTGTTGGTAACGTACTGGTTGGGGACGCTGCCACTGCGTCAGCCGTAGCCATCGGCACCGCGGGGGATTTCCTCGTTGGTGACGCTACTTCGGCTGTAGCCGTCAACCTAGCCGTTGGTGAGATCTTCCTCGGCGATGGCATTACAGCGGCCAAAATCGATATGGGTGCTGTTGGCGCAGTCCTCGTTGGGGATGCTGCTACCGCAACCGCGATTACAATCGGCACCGCCGGAGACTTCCTGGTAGGGGACGCTACCTCGGCTGTCGCGGTAAATTTGGGTGTCGGAGAGATTTTCATTGGGAATGGCACTACCGCTGCGAAGCTCGACATGGGCGTCGTCGGGGGTATGCTCATCGGTGATGCAGCTACCGCCACAGTGATTCCCCTTGCCGACACTAACATTATGATTGGTGACGGTACCTCAGCTGCAGCATTCTCGCTGAGCAACGATGTTACGATGACTAACGCTGGTGTCGTCACCTTGGCTGCTAAGCACACAACTAAGACCGACACCTGGTCTGACCCGGTCCGCGATATTGCGGGATCTCCGCACGACATCCCCTGCTGGGTTGCACCGGCCAACTGCACCATCACTTCCGTTGGCGTCACATGCAGCAATGGTCTAACGGGCCACGTCGCTAACATCTGGTCGATCAACATCATCAACAAGACCCAGGCAGGCGAGACCCTTAAATTGGCAGCAAAACAATACACCGCTGGGATAGACATCACCGCCTATACCATGGATGACTTGGGTCTGGATCAGAATTTGACAGATATTCTTACGGGCGATGTACTTTCCTTCAGCCTGGTGGGTGCTGCCGCCGCGCCAAACCTGGAAGACCTGTTGGTTACCATCAACTACACCCTGGTGTAATTAGCCTTTAACGGAGGACCTAACAGATGGCTGAAGATAAAGTATTTGGAACTTCAAACTGGAACCCGTGGGATCAGCATGTCCAAGGTGGCCTCCGCGACAACAACTACCTCACAGGTAAAAATACGTTGCTGTGCGTGGGTCCCCCGTTCCTTAGTGCTCTGGGGAATGCCGCGACCAGCAATGTGTATCCCATCGGGTTGGCACAGAACTTCGCGGTAGCGCAGAACTCGGCAGTCCAGCAGCTTCACGAAATTGGTAGCGAGAAATGCTACTTCTTCCGTGGCCGAACTGTGCGCCAGGTAACTCTGGGCCGAATTGTCTATCACGGACCTTCCCTGCTTCGGGTTATGTACTCGTGGTACTACACTGGCGCAACTGCCGGTGGTGGCGAAGTAGGCGGAATCGATGCCATCAAAGATATGTTTGGTGGCTCGGTCCCCGCGTACTTGCAGCCCTTCACCACTGGTGGTACCGGTAGTGAGTACGGGCCTTCCCTCACAGATGAGCTCCCGGCAGTATTCAAGCAGCCCGGGTACGAGAACCTGTGGTTGAACCTGGCGTCGGATATCTTCCGCGTCCCGACTGGACTCATGTTGCTTATGCGGGACACGGAAGATAACACTGTCGGGGCTTACTACCTCGAGCAGTGCATGATTCCGACTCATACTATGGCGGTGGATTCCCAGGGTCTGATCATCCAGGAAACGATCACTATCATTCCTGGTGAGATTGTCCCGATTAACACCAACGCAGTTAGCCTGGTTACCGCAGCTCCTAACCAGCAGGCCGAATTCGGGATGTCTTCGGACGCTTCCCTTACTCCGCTGTAGGTTAGCCCAAGCTCAGCTTCACAGGCTCTCCCCACCTCAGGCTCTTAGGCATTTCTACCCGAAGATTTCTCTTCTTCGCGTTCTCTATCACTTTCGAAGTAGAGGCTGCCTGGGTAAAGAGCTCCTGGAACTTCATGCCGCGGACCCCGTTGTGCTTGGTGACGAGGTGGCTGTTGTCGTACTGGGAGACGATGATCTGGTACTTCCCATTCTCCAACCTCTTGAACCCGAGATCGTTACTCGACCCACCGACGTACCTTC